AACATCTCAAAACAATTTAGAATAAATTCTTTCGAGATGTTAAATCGAATTATTATGGGGACTGGTTTTTTAAAAATCGATAACTATATTAGTCAAAATTCTAAATTTAGGAACGATTTTGAAAATATATTTGACAATATAAAGTTCACATCTAAAATACAAGAAGTTCTTGAATTTGGTTTAGGTCATATAAATTACTGTGCAAATCAAAAACAATTCATTACTGATTTAATTGAGAAGTTTTTCGTCATTAAAAAGAAAATAAAAGTACCCAATGGTGATTATGAGTTTTTAATTTCAAAACTATACCCAACTGAAAAGTATTTGAAAAAAAATGATAGGAAATTAGTTGCATCTATTTTAGATATGTTTGGAATAAAATCAAAAATATTAATTAAAATAGTCCACGAATTTCCAAACGTTGATTTTTTATCCTTAATATCTTTAAAATCATATTTCGGTAATGACTTTTCAAAGTATGTGGGTAATATGAATTCAACGGTGTTTGAAAATGCCACAAGAAAAGATAATGGGTTCCCACTTAAGAATTTTTTATTAAATAACCATAACAAACTAAAATATCATCTAACTCAGGTCGAGAAAGAAAATTTATTTAGATTGATAAATAATTCTGATTATCATCGAAAAATATTAAGTGAGGAAAAAATACAATTAATCAACGACCATTTTAGAATGATTGAACAAATCAGAGATTATGATCCTGATTGTCATATGAAAGCCAAAACATATGAAGAATTTTCTAGTGAACATTCCGAACTAACTAAAATAATTCAAGCAATTAAAAAGGGGTGGGTAATTGAATATCAATATGATGAAAAAACAATTCATCTTATTGAAGAACCATTAGATTATGTTATTAATATCGGTACTGAGGATTCTCCAATATTCGGTATGGATTTATCAATGAGTGGAAAAAAACTATATCCACACATTCTTAAAAGAGAAGAGGAGTATATTGAAGAGGGTAGTTTTATGCACCACTGTGTTGCATCCTACGCGGATAAAGATAAATCTATGATAGTCTCTATTAGAACCGAAGATGAATCTGATAGAGTTACAATCGAATATGATATTCAAACCGGTGAACCAATACAAAAACGACATTTCTGTAATGGGGTACCTCCAGAGTATTTTAAATTTACAATGGTTTTATTGGACCAAAAAATCAAAAAACAAGCAAGGTGGGGTTTGTTAAATTGGAAGGAGAAAAAGAAAGTACCGGTTAAAATAAACGGAATTGAGGTTGGTCCCGAGAACACAATAAAACGAGTTACAGATTTATTCGAAAGACACGCACTACCATTTTAACTTCACAATCAGAAAAAATCCATCTATATTTTTTATAGATGGATTTAATTTTTAATTACGAACAGAAAAAAGTTTATTCAAAAAGCGAAGGGATATCAAATTGTATTTTAAAACTTTATAAGTTTCAAGATACCATTGAATTAACCAACACATTTGATTTTGATTATCAAAGGTACGGTAATAAAAAACATATTACATTTTGGCATCAACTCAACATTAACTCTTTAACCGGTGATATTGTAACATCATATAAAATTGTTAACGATAATCTAACGGAAGATAGAATGTTCAGGAATCTTTTTAAAACCAAAAAAAACGATTTCTCAATGTTATTTGATTTGACCGAATCAGGTTTAGAACGAGGTGAAAAAAGAAAAGGATTTTGGGGAGTCAAATACGAAAGAGCTATTAAAGAAATAAAAGGTTTGATTTTTGAAAACATTAAACCCAAATTCAAAACACAATTTGCAATAGACAAAGTAACTTCTCGTGAAAATAAACCAATCATAAATGAACTATATGATATGTTGGTGGATTTTCATTTAGATGTGAAAGGTATTAAAGGACACGACGGTGTTTATAATCACATACAAAATGATTACCCCAAAAAGAAATGGTTACAGAAAAATGATTATAAATTTTTACCTGCAGTATTAGATTATTACGGAATTAAATCGAGGTATCTAATTAGTGAATTAAACAAAAGTTACGATAAACCAATTTACATTAGTTCATTAAATTATTTATGTAAATTGTTTGGTGAAAATTATATTGATTATTTAAAACAATTTGTTTGGGAATCTCATTGTTATGATTTACCTCCAAACAAAAAAATGCACGAATTGAAGAATGATTCTGAAAAGAAATGTATGATTAGTGTGATTAATAAATGGGAGAAAGAAACTTTAAAATCCGATTCATTAATTTACAGTCTTAATAAGCTTCTGTCAATTAGAGATATGTTAACACAAAGAGGTGTCGACTTAAAATTCAAAGCAAAAAACGATCACGATTTTGAAAACACACTTGAGGTTTGGTCAGGCATTAAATTACATTTCGCCAGAGGATTCAAAGTAAAATACGTTATACCCGATGAGTTTGTTAATATGATAGAACAAGAAATTAAAATTGATAATGAAATTTTCCAACCTAAAATATTAGCAAGTGAAGAAGACTTTAGACTTGAGGGTTACAATATGAAAAATTGTATGGCTAAGCAGTTTCCGCACGGAGTAATTTATCTATTTGTTGCATTATCAAATAAGAAAAAGAGAATCAATTTACAGTATCGAAAAGGTAATTTAGTTCAATCATATGGTAAAGCGAACACCGCAGTGACCGATTTTTTCCATAAAGCAATGGATATACTAACTGAAAGATTTAAAAAACAACCAAATATCGAGTGGAAAAAAGAAAGATATGACTATCTTTCTTTCTGATAATCAATGAGTTATGAATATTTTAAAAAATATTCTAAATTTTTTTTGGAATTAAAAAATATATTACTAATTTTAAATCCTAAACAAACTTAACTCATATGAACTATTTCTCCGTCTGTAGTGGGATTGAAGCCGCAAGTGTTGCCTGGTCCCCACTTTATTGGAATTGTGTCGGTCTATGTGACTTCGCAAATTTTCCACAACAAGTTTTATCACATCATTATCCACACACACCTTTATTTTCTGACATTACTAAACTAAACTCAAATGAAGACTACAAAAAAATCAAATTCGACTTATTGGTCGGCGGAACGCCTTGTCAATCTTTTTCCGATGCAGGACTTGGAAAAGGAATGGATGATATCCGTGGTAGAATCGCCCTTAGCTATGGACAAATTCTTAAAGAAAAACGACCAAGATGGTTCATTTGGGAAAATGTCGAAGGCGTTTTTAAAAGTAAACACAAAAAAGCCCTATGTGAAATCATCTCCTCTTTCACAGGAGTTGACTTCAGACCGGAAAGTCTCGACAAACAAGGGGTTGTCCAAGGGGAAGAGTACTCAATCGCTTATAGGGTTTTCGACAGCCAATACTTCGGAGTTCCCCAACGACGCAAAAGAATCTACATTGTCGGATATCGTGGAAAAAATTGGAAAATCCCATTCTCCGTATTATTTGAAAAAGGATGTTTTGAAAGCGTTGAAGAGAAGAATCGTATCAAGAGGAATGAGTACACCGAAAATATTCTCGGACAAATTAAACTCGCAGGTACAGTAACTAAATCTTATGCACAAACATTAGTTGATGGATTCGGTAAAATGTCTACATCAAATTATTGGGTAGATAAACACGGAATTAGAAAATTCACAGAAAGAGAATTAGAGAGATTGCAAGGATTCCCTGATGGTTATCTTGATTTTGAAATAAATGGTAAGAAACCAAGTTATTCAAATGTCAAAGGAGGTCTCGGTAATTCAATGACGGTAAATGTAATGTATTGGATTGGACAAAGAATCCAATTCATCGACGATTATGTACAAGGAAAGAAGACTCCTTGGAAATACCAATAATTTTTCTTAAATTAGTACAATTATGATACAACCAAAAGAATCAAAATCTAATTCACATTTTTGGATTAGTCTCATCAAATCAGGTATAAGATTTGGTGCAGGTTATTGTTTAATTGAAGGTAATCTTATGGGTGCCGGTGTACTATTAATAGTTGCTGAGATGCTTGGGATTGCCGAAGAAATATTTTAATATGAATTTTTATTTAATTCAAGCATTTGTAAAAAAAATAAAAAATGGGAGCAACAACAAGACCCGCAAATAATTTCAACATAGTGACATTTACTTTGTTGAATTTTCAACCACATCCAATGGGTATGGGAAAACGATGTATAATACAATTTCCAAACGGATATGGTGCTAGTATTGTACAAGGACCTCACACATATGGTGGTGATAAAGGATTATATGAAATTGCCATTTTTGGTAAAGATGGTAATATAACCTATTCAACACCAATTACTGATGATGTACTTGGTTACTTAACAGAACAAGATGTTGAAAAAACATTAACAGATATTAAAAACTTAGATTAATGACAACAGAAACCAAACTTAGAGGTGGATTATCAATGTCTTTATTGGGATTGATAATAATGACATTCTATTATCTTCAACAACAAGATGAATTAAAAAAATGTCAAACCGATAAAAGTTATATTTCCGGTGGAGATATTCAAAAGGCTGGAATGCAACAAACGATTGATAGTCTACAAATGGAACTATTCAATCAACAAACAATTACCGGTAGATATGAGATTGCCTTAGAAATCTTAAAAGAAAAAGATAAAAAGGCAGCAGATTTATATGAATTAATACTAACCACACAAACAGAGTAAATGAAACAAGAAGGTGAATTTCATTTAGGTAATGGTGATTTCATTAATGTTAAAACAAGTAATTTTGTTAATTTAACAGAACAATTTACAGTTTATACTGAAGATGGACCCGTTACATTAAATGTAGAAATTAAAGCAGATTTTGCGGTAATAGATAAAAAATATCACGAAATATTCTTCAATGTATTATGTGCAAAATATATGAACAAAGTATCATACGGAGAAAATCCATTTTCTGAATGTAAACCAATGGTAAAAAGAAAATGGTGGCAATTTTGGAAAACAAAATACATCACACTACAAAATTGATAATATGAAATTTTTTGCATTATTTCTAATTATTTCAGGGTTTTGGATGGCATTTGAAATATACCGAGCCCCTATGATGGATGAAAGTGGTAGAGTAATAAAACCAGGTAAAAAACTTAGGGACTTATGGCGAAAGCGACATTAGAATTTGATTTGAATGATTTTGATGATAAAATGGAACATCTCCGTGCCATTAAATCAACTGATATGGCATCATTCATATTTCAATTGGTTTCCAATACTAAGAAATCAATTATGTTTGAATTGGAAAATAAAGATATGAAAGATTGGGAGGCAGTTAATTTGGTCTTTGAAAGGATACATAATCTCCTCGACGAATACGATATTAATATTGACGAATTAATTCATTAATTAAAAATATGTGGAAATTAAATCCACATATTTTTTTTTATCATTTTTTTTAGTTATATTATACTATATGAAGTTCATACTCGGTTATATTATTTTTATTTCGACTCTATTTTATCTTATTGGATACAAGAGAATATGGACCATTATTAAAATGTTTTCGAAAAAAAAATATTGGACTGATTACAATACAATTGAATTCGCAGCTTGGATGGCAAAAGCTATTATCATAGTACCCGGACTAATATTTGGAATTGAACTTTGGTATATGCATTTCTTAACATTGCTTACTTCATCATTATTGATTTGGGCTAGTATGAGAAAATCCTTACCTACGTTAATTGTGTTCAATACGATTTGGATATTAATTTCTTTAACAATAATTTTTAAACATTTAATTTAAACAATATGCCAGAATTTACAGCAGAAGTAGACATTGACCCAAGTGAATTCGTTGACTCTTGCAGCAAAAGAGAACTAACGAGATTAGTAGAAATCTTAGAAGAAGATGGACACATTGAGCCATCCCAATCAAGTAAATCAAAAGGTAATGGTGTCCGCAGACCAAATATTAACGACGAAAGATTTTGGGAAAGTCTTGACCATTTAGCCAAATGTAGAGACCTTCTTACAATTTCTGAAGAACAATTTATTAATAACTTGGCAGATAGATTCAAACACTTACGTTAATGAAGGTATTAGAACTATTTGCGGGCAGTCGTTCAGTAGGTAAAGTTGCTGAGAAATTAGGTATGGAAGTATTCTCATCTGATTTAATTGAATTCGAGGGAATAAATTACCCAATTAGTATTTTAGATTTTGATGTAACTAAAGTACCATTTCAACCCGATATAATTTGGGCATCCCCACCTTGTACTGGTTTTAGTGTTGCCGCGTTAGGATACCATTGGACCGGAGGTAAAGGAGCATATATTCCTAAAACCGATACGGCTCGTTTAGGTATTGAGTTGGTAAAGAAAACTATTGAAATAATAAATCACTTTAATCCAACATATTGGTTTATTGAAAATCCCCGAGGTGTTCTTCGTAAGATGCCATTTATGGATGAGTTCACAAGAAGAACAGTTACATATTGTCAGTATGGGGATGAAAGAATGAAACCAACTGATATATGGACTAATAGTGAAGTGTGGATTCCAAGACCAATGTGTAAGAATGGTGATCCTTGTCACGTCGCCGCTCCGAGAGGTTCAAAGACCGGCACACAAGGACGTTCAAACGCATATGAGAGAAGTAAAATACCAGAAGAATTATGTCAGGAGATATTAAAGAGTTGCAAATAAATTTTAATCCATTCATTGAACGCAAAAGAATATTGCGAGCAATGAATGAATCTAAACTCTTTGATTTAATAAAAAAATTATATCCTGATTTAGAGAAGACAGAACAATATGATTCATCAGATGTTTTTAGTGTGTCAAAAAAATTCAGAGCAGAATTAAAATGTAGATACGAACATTATGATGATTTATTAATTGAGAAAGTGAAGTGGGATAAGTTAATGGGGTATGGTGAAGATAAGGTTTTATATATTTGCTCCACAACTGTTGGTATTTGGTTATTCAATGTGAAAGAATTACCAGAGCCGAATTGGGAAGTTCAGATGCATAATAAAACTACCGAGTTTAGTGATACTGATAAAATTCCAAAAATTGTTGGATTCTACACACTAAGTCAAGGTAAAGAAATTACAAACAAATTAATATGAAAATCAATCATCCGTTAGTTAAGGGTGTTGTTAAAGAAGTCAAACCAAGAATTTACTGTGTAACTATTGATGACGATTATGATAGAGCGATGCTGTTTTGTCGTTATCAAGAATTTTATGAATCACCATATAAACAATTTAGAGGTAAACCATTTACTTGGATGGAATATATGAGATTCTATAAAAGTTTTTGGAAAAAAAGAGTGTTTACTTATCCTGAAGATTGGTCTGGTTATAATATACCTAGTCACATTCTTCAACAAGCGAATCATATGTTTTGTAATGAAACAGAATATGACCACATAATGAATGATATTTATTTTCAT